TCAGTGCCGGTAGCAGTCATTATTGATATGGCCCACATTTGTTTAAAGCGAAATTATCCTGACATTACCCGTGAATTTATTGCTGATGAATTGATAGATATCGGCAATATGCAAGAAATTTTGGATCTTGTGGTAAATGTTTCTGGTCTTGACCATAAAGGCGACAAAGAGGCAACCGATTCGGGGGAATAGACTGGGAGGAGCTTTACACTCATTTAGTGCTTAAAACTGGTAAGGACTATGATTACGTACGTAATGAAATAGACTTACCACGATTAAGAGCAATGAATGCGTATAACAAAAAGTTTCCTCCCGAAGAGGTTAATCTTCATCGAATTTATTTGATGCTGGCTTGTTTCTTTGGTGTAGATAAAGATGAGCCAGAGGATGATACGCCAGAAGAAGATTTGCCAGATATTTTAGAAACATTAAAAGCATTCCCGCAGGGGTGACTTAGGTCGCCCTTGTATTTTTAAAAGACAATAAATAATGAGTTTGCTATCTTATTTTTGACTTTATAAAATTTGGTAAAAACCAATGTATAAGATTTTTGCTTTACTTATCCTTGTACATGTCTCTGTTTCGACATATGCAAAAGAACCTTTGACAGCAAAAAGGTTTGTAGAAACAATCCAAAAAAATAAAGAATTTAATGAGGAATGTAATTACAGTAATTTTGACTTAGTAGAAGCTGACAAAATGCTAAGTACTAATTTAAATCTATTATTAAAGAAATTTGGTACGTTGAAGTTATCCGATTTTGATATGGGTGAATGTGTTACTCCAGATAACATTCAAGGAAATATTCTTACTTCTTATTTTTGGCAGAAGAATATGGATTATAAGGGTGAGCAACTTTCACTCTATTTTTCGTATAACACCAGCAATCAGGATTTATTAGTAGCGCTTACTGATAAAGATTTGAAATCGTATTTAATTGGCGATAAAGATAATGACCTAAAAGTAAATATTAAAAAATTCTCAGCTAATTTGACACGCACTGAGGGTGTTGATATTGATTCAAATTTAACTTACTCGGACTTCCTAAAGACGGATGGTGAGGCTCAATATAAATATAGTAAAGAAATAGACGCAATCCTTTATCCTAAGTGGTCTTATAGCTGTAAGAAAGATAGATTTGATAATTCAAAATCATGTTATTTACATAATAACGATATTGGAATTTTATTATTAAATGGATCTTACTTAGTTTCAGTCGGGCGTGAGCATTATCCAAACTCAAAAGCTAGTATAAAAATTGATGATAATGCAACCATTACAGCTTTAAATGGAATGTTCAATAAAACTTCGAGCGCAATCATTACTCAACTAAAGAAAGGTAAGATTGCATACACTCGATATTATGAGTGGCCATATCAATATAAAACTATCGATAATGAGTCAAAATTAGAAGGTTTTAGTAATACCTTCAATCAAATGTTGGAAGCTTATAGAAAGCTTTAAATTACTAAGAAATATTCATTAACCGCCGAAAGGCGGTTTTTTTATGCCTGCGAGGTCAATATGGCAAGTAATGAAAATCGTGTTGAAGTACAGGTAGGTGCAAACACTGCGGAGCTTCAGCGTGGAATGCATGAAGGTGAAGCAATTGTAGAGCGTTCAGCCAATAATATTGAAAATATTGGGCGCAATATTGATTTTAGAGTTGATTTATCCAGCATGGAAGAAAGCTTTGATCGAGTTTCAACTTCTATCAACAGCAGAATCAAAACTTTAGGTATGAACATTGCCTCAACACTTGCTCAAAGTTTAGCAATAGGTGGCCTCGTAGCTTTTGCTAAACAAACTATTGATACCGGTAATGAAGTAGATAAATTAGCAAAACTGGTCGGCACTTCAGCTGAAAAATTTCAGTATTACTCTAAAGGCGCTGAAATGGCTGGCCTATCTTTGGACCAGTTTGGCTCTATGGGTAAAGATGCCCTCGATAAACTCGGGGAAGCTCGCCGTGGTGAAGGCGAGATGATGGACTTCTTTGAAAAGATTGCTCCAAAAGTTGGAGTGACTATTGATCAATTTAAAGATCTTAGTGGTCCAGATGTTTTGCAGGCATATTATAGCGGCTTAGAAAAAGCAAACTTATCTCATGCTGAAATTGTCACCTACATGGAACAGCTCGTAGATGACGGAAGTGCATTAATTCCAATGCTACAAAATGGTGGAGCTGGATTTAAAAAATGGGGGGATGAGGCTAAGGCGGCAGGGGCAATTATGTCAACCGATATGATTGCTAACCTAAAAACCGCTAAAGAGAATCTTTTTAGTCTGCAATTACAGTTTCAAGGGTTACAGGCCATTCTTGTTAACAACATTACCCCTGTAATCACTTCTATCTCTAAAAATTTTGACACTATTAAAGCTGTCTTTGCTGCTGTAGCAGCTGTTATAGCAACTCGTCTGATTGTTCAAATGGCAATTTTAACCAAAGAATTTTTAATTGGTGTTGCTCAGGGTGTGGCTTATCAGGTGCAGCTGTCAGCATTGCAAGGGCAAGCTATTCGTACAGCCACAGCTATGGGAGTGTTGCGAAGCGCATCTGCATTACTTGGTGGTCCAGCTGGTTTAGCTATCTTGGCCGTACAAGGTGTTGCTGCTGGTGCAGCATTTCTCTACATGAAAAATAGTAGTGATGATTTAGCACCCTCTTTGGATACTCAAAAAAAGTCTGTTACTGAACTTCGTGATGAATATGAAAAACTTGAAGCTTCACAGCAGCGAGTTTTGACACGTAAAGCTACAGATGAGTTGCAAAAAACGAGTACAGCCTATCGTAACCAGAGAAATGAATTGCTAGGGCTTGTAGATGCCATTACTCGTAATTCAGATGTGTCTGATGAGGATCGAGTAGTAGCTAGTAATCTTTTTGAAGAATACCGAAAAGGTAGAATTACTGCTGAGCAATTAGCTGGAGGAATCAATCAGTTAAAAACAGTCAATGCTAATGCAAAGGCAAGTATTGATGATAAGGTCTTTTCGCTGAAGGAAGAAGCAAAGAAAGTTGTTGAGGCTGATCGGGTACTGAAAATTTATAACGGTACTATTAAGCAAGGTACAACTGATAATACTGAGCATGCTAAGTCAGTGGATAAGGTTTCAGATGCCTATGCAAATTTAAGTGCTAAGCAAATGGAATACGTCAATGGGGCTAAGCAAAATGATCAGCGCGAACAGTATGTAAATTCTCTAGTAAATAACCATGGTTGGAGTCGAGATAAAGCTGATTTCTATGCCGATGCACAAGAAAAATCAGGTACTCCTTTTACCAAGGCCATGCCTAAAGGTGTAATGGATGCTGTTAATGCTGAATGGAAGCGTGAGCAAGCCACCAAAGCACGAGTGGAATCTGAGAAAAAAGCTGAAGAATCTCAAAAACAACAGACTAGGGAATTTGAGAAGCAACAAAAGATTTTACAGGTTAATGAGCGTGTAAAAGCTAATGCTCAAAAATATAATTTTGCAGGACTTGAGCAAAAGTACCAATTGCCAACAGGGTCATTATCTTCGATCCATATGATTGAATCAGGGGGTAATCCTAAAGCTTACAATAAGGAGACAGGTGCAACCGGTGGGTTTCAATTTCTTGAAGGAACGGCTAAACAGTATGGTGTAAAAAATCGTAATGATATTGGGCAGTCTGCTGAAGGTGCTGCGAAATACATGTCATATCTACTAAAACTCTTTAAGGGGGATTTAGAATCGGCTGTACGCGCCTATCATGCTGGGGAGGGAAATGTTAAAGCCGGCAAAGGTATGGGCAAATTCAACAATGCATACTGGTCCGACTTTAAAGGTTATATGGCTGGCATTAATGGTGTCTCAACTGGCACTGAGGCTAACGAATATGAAAAGGTATTACAGGACCAAATCCGTGAAGCTGAAAATGCTGAAAAAGCCAAACTCCAATTGCAATATAAATATGCCGATGAGGAGAAAAAAATTGCAATTGACCTTAAAAATGAACTTGAAGCAATTTCTAAATCTACTTTAAGTGCTGAGGACAAAAAAGCTTTTAGCATTAAAGCCGAAAAGGATGCTAATGACAAAATTTTAGCATTACGATTAGAGTTGCTTGAAAAAACCAAGGTTATGCGCGAGGCTGAAATTGATCATTTTCAGCGTGTTGCTGAGCGTACATATCAAATTGAAATGGCACAAGTTCAAGCAGATTTTGATGCAAATAAGATTTCCCATGTTCAAAAAGTTCAGAGAGAAAAGTTTTTAGAAGACACGCTTACGGCGATAAAACGCCAAGGTCTTCTAGACCGCCTAGATCTTGAAAATGAACTTTCAGGGATTTCTGGTAAGCAAGGAAATCAAGGGCAAATACTTGAGAGTATTTCAGGTCTAGATACGGGCAAACAAGTATCTGATACAAAATCTACAGGGCTTTTAACAGAAGCTCAAATGAAAGACTTTGAGGCTAAATTTGGTGGTTTAACTTCTCGTATGTCGGGTCTGTGGGATAAGGGTATTCAGTCCATGTTGAATGGTACGCTGACGTGGAAAAATGCCATGAATGCTATCTTCTCTGAGCTTTCAGCTGAGTTCATTCAAAATATGGTCACAGCACCACTTAAAAAATATATGGCAAGCCTTGGTCCACGCTTAGCTGCAAAACTTGGTCTTATTAAAGCTGAAACCGTAGCCGAGGCATCTGGCCAAGCTGCACAAACCGGAGCAACTATTGCAGGTGAAGCAACTCGTACCGGTGTAACCGCTTCAGGTGGTTTAGCACGATTAGGCCTAAAAGCAACCGAGGCGATTAAAGGCATCATGATGAGCGCATGGGAGGCAATGGCCGGAGCATTCAAAGCTATGGTTTCCATTCCTTATATCGGTCCAGTTCTCGCCGTAGGAGCTGGAGCTGCTGCGTTCGGATTAGTTGCTGGTCTAGCCGGCAAGATTAAATCTGCTCGAGGCGGTTACGATATTCCATCAGGTGTTAATCCTATAACCCAACTTCATGAAGATGAAATGGTATTACCCGCACAACATGCAAACACTATCCGTGAGCTAGGGAAATCTACATTTAGCTCAGGTATGTCAGATCAATCGGCAATGGCAGGCGGTGGTGATAACTATCACTTTAACCTTGGTTTCCTTGATACCAAAGGCGCAGACCGCTGGTTAAAGAAACAAGGTAAGGGGTTGGCAAACAGCTTAAAAGGGTATCACCGTAATTTTGGTAAATAAGGAGGTATAAGTGTCAAACGTATTATTTCCTGAGTTAGCTGGCCTTGAGTGGGATCTTTCAAAGACTCCGATGTTCAATACCAAGATCATGCAGTCCGTAAACGGCCGCGAGCTACGGGCCAGTTATCAGGCGGTACCCAAGTATCAAATCAGCATGTCCTTTGCCTTTCTTCGTGAAAGCAAAGGACGCAAGGAATTACAGCAGCTTGAGGGGTTTTTTCTTGAACGCCGTGGCTCATTTGATTCATTTCTTTTCAAGATGCCTGAAGACTGTGAGTTTAAGTGCACTTTTACTGGTGATGGTGAAACTACAAATTTTCAGCTACATAAGCAGATGTATACATCACAAATACCGTTAGCACATACACAAGAATTTGAATCAGAAGATCCACTGATGTGGGCAGATGATTTAGATCAACCGATGTGGACTGATTTGGATGAGCGAATGTGGGAAACTCAATACAGCATCAGTAAAAATGGATTTATAACCTTGCCAGTGCCACTGGCAGAAGGCGATACGCTGACGGTATCAGGCACATATTACTATCGTTGTCGATTTGCTGACGATGAACAGCAATACACCAACTTTATGAGCAAGTTATGGAAAGCCAATAAGGTTGAGCTGATCGGATCTTTGGGAAATAAAGTATGAGAGCAGCTTCTGCAAAACTAATTGCGTTACTTGATGCTGATCAATTTGTGATGGCAGATCTCTACACCATTACGACAGTTCAAGGTGATGAATTCCGATATACGAATTATGACTTTGATTTGACTGTTGCAGGTCAAACATATAGTTCGAGTGGTCCGATCATCAGTCGTGAAGGGATCAGCCTGTCACTGGGTATTGAGGTTGATAATTTATCGATCAGTATTAATTGTATTGATGACAATGAATGGAACGGCATCAACGTAGTTCAAGCCTTTCACAATGGCCAATTAGATGGTGCTCGATTTAAGTTAGAGCGCATATTTATGGACATGAATACACCAACGGACACCAGTGCCGGCACCATTAAGTTGTTTGAAGGTCGAATCATTGAGCCTGACTTAGATCGAAATTCAATTCAAGCCAGTGTTGCATCAGATCTGGATGAATTGAATGTGCAAATGCCACGAAATCTGTATCAGCCAAGTTGTACCAACACGCTATTTGACACGGCATGCGGTCTATTACGTCAAAATTTCATGGTGCAAACGACGATTGAAGCAGGCAGTACTACGGCGCGAATCCTTTGCAGTTTAAGTCAGCCTCAGGGCTGGTTTACACAAGGCGTAATTGAGTTCTTGGACGGTGGCAATGCTGGTCTGAAACGGACAATTCGTCTGCATGAATCGGGTGCTTTGTTATTGACTTTGCCATTATTGGAAGCACCACAGGCAGGTCAACGAATTAAAGTTTATCCAGGATGTGATAAGTGTTTAGAGACCTGTCAAAACCGTTTTGATAATTTCGCTCGTTTCCGTGGTGCGCCATTTATACCAGTGCCTGAAACCGCAGTTTAATCAAATTTGTATTAATCCATACCCAGCCTTTGCGCTGGTTTTTTTTATGGGGTAGGAAAATGCCTTTGCCAAATATTCAAAAATTTATTGGGACTGATGTAACGCAACAGGGTTTTAAAAACGCTCAAGCAGATTTATTAGTCTATATCAATGAAATGGATGCGCGTATTGGTTCAACAGCGGCTGGATATTTTAAATCTTATCAGAGCTTGTCTGACGCTAACGCAGATATAGTCAATATTCCATTTGGTGTATCAGTAAGAGTTCTAAGCTCAATAGATGGCGGAGATTATTATAAAGCTTCTGCTAGCGCGACAAATCTAACTAAAAGTGCTTATGACCCAGTTGAGCAAGCAAAACAAGTCTTTTTGCAAAATTTAAAAATATCTAATATTACAAATACAGCGGAAAAGATTCGGGGTTATGCTGTATCGAGTGATCTTAAGCTTGTTCAGTCACCGAATGTACTCACGATGTTTATACCTGTTGAGTCTGGTGATGTAATAGAGTTTAAAGGAGCTTTGGGGTCAGGTATTGTAGGTGAGTTGATTCATTACGCACTGCTTTTTGATGAGCAGTTTAATCTAGTTGGTCCGATATATAGCTATACATCAACAGGAGTAATTATTGAAACAAATTATTCTTCTGTAGCGAGTCAACG